TTGGGCTCGTCACTGCCCGAACCTGTAATAGTCATCTCTCCCACATAGCAACCGCGCATACGCTGTTGAACAACGCCACCAGTTTCACGAGTGAGACATACAGAAGGCATGGCTTGGGTTGCGGTAAGAGTGTACTTACAACCGTCAGCAGTAACACTGCCTACTACTTTGCCCGCACCTGATGAACCAGAGCCCATAACAGCCCTGAATAAAAGATCGGCATCTGGATATTGACCGGGATTACCACTAGGCAATAAGTAACTTTCTACGCTATAGGTACAGTTCACTCGACGAGTGATACGGTCTGTAAGCGAACGAGAGTCGCCTCTCGCGTCTGCGCGATCAACTCGCTCTTGTGCATATTCCATACTCGAAGAAAGAACACGCAATCCGTTTGTGGTTGAGCCGGGACCAGGAGCGACTAAAGGCGCATAGGTTCCTAGTGTAGTTTCCGGTGTTACGAAATATTTTAGATTACGCCCCAGGGCGTGAAGTTTGGCCTGACCCATTGTTATTTACTCCTTAGAAGTTTCTTCTTTCTCGGCTTTGGGTAACTCAGCCGGTTTCTTAGATTTTTTTGATGATTTAGGCTTAGATAACTTAGGCTTAGTTTCTTCAATCGCCTCAAACCCGTTGTGTTTATTAAAGTGTTCCGCTAACTCGCTCGGTGGTGTGAATGTGTCGCCTATACTTATCGACATGCCCATAGACCTTATCCGTTTTGATGGACCTATGTACCTAAATGCTGTCATGTTTATGTGCTCCCCGCAGTTCTCATATAAACTACGTCTAACCCTATAACAAGAGTGCCTTCCGCTTCTGGGGCACCTTCGTCAGTCTCAGATTTTGTAATCATTGTGTTTACGGCGTTTGCCCCTCTTGTGAGATCTACGTTTAATGCGCCCCATATATCGTCTAGCAAGTCTGCCAATCGGTCACGCTTTTCTTCGTAAGTACCGTTAGCAACATGACCTATTATATCAATATGAAATACGGAACGCACTAAGTTACCGGGCAAATGTTGATACCTAGTTTCTTGAGGAACGATACCCAGCCAAGGCCTTATTACCTCGGATACCTGAAGCCACGTTTTAGCCAATACCTCTACCTTTGTAACCGTAGACTTATAGCCATTAGCAACCGTAACAGTTTCCAATGTCGTCTTTAGGTTATCGACTATTAGCTTTCTGGAAGGGGTAGCCATTTATCCCCCCTTTTGCGCTTTAGCCCAAGCTTCTTCATATTTTACTTTGAATGTTTCTGGTAATTGACTTTCGATCTCGGGTATAGATTTAGCAATGTAACCTTTCGGTTTTATGGTCGCCTGTCTGATTAGGTATTTACCTTTGAAAACACGGTGCTCATCAAGATCCCCACCAAAGAACTTTTGCGCCCTCTCAAGAGGGATAGCTAAGAAACCACCCGGTTTCTTTGGATAAATTGTATTTCCATACTCATGTATAGCGGCGTAATCCTCGGCCTTTCCGCTCGGCCCTATAGTTATGTGCCCGGTGTAACCTGAGATGCTAAGTCTGCGTTTCTTGAAGGAATTGGCTAGAGTACCATCAGAAATTCCGTAGTTAGTAACGCCAATCCATTTATTGTTTATGGTGTCGCGGATAACACGAATTGCTGTGTCGCCCGCAGCTAAGAGGCTATCTCTAAACGTCTTGTCTAGGTCTTTGTATAGATTATCCATGTGCTTGATCGAGCGCGGATTCTGTAAACTGATCCGCATTCTCATGACGGGTCCGTCCAGTCTGAGCCGTCATCAGGACCGTTCCAATCAAATTGACCTATTTTGAAAGCGGGTTGAACAGCGTCAGTATTATCGTCTAGGGCAATCTTGCCACTAATTGTTAGCCCACCAGCAAATACTTCACCATGCTTATTAGTGGTAGACATCTGCGCTCTTAGCTTGTCTGCTAGCTCTAAATAGAAAGCAGCGCGATTACCTACAGACGCACTTAGGCCTAACGCACTACGAGTAACATCTTTAGCAAATTTAGCTGCAATAGCTTCGGCAGCGTTAGCAGCCGCCATGTAGATGTTCGATTGCTCGCTGAGTAGCCAAGCAATTTCTTCGTCGCTGAGAAGTTGTTCGTTTATATCCGTATCAAAAACGAGAAAGCGTACTTTGTCGCGATCCGAACCTGCCGGATCTCCAGAGTAGGTCCAGGTCAATTTTACGCCTCCTTATACATGGGCAGGCGTTCCGTTCCTACCCTCGTTCATTCGCTGCGAAACAGCTTTTTACGTTTACGTTTCGTCTTTTTCTCAGCCGATTTATTTTCCGTTGCCCCGCTTACTTCTAGAGGGGCGGGAGCCGAAGCCCCCGCACCCTCCGAAGACGGCGAGGGAGTTGCCGATTTGTCAGCTTTCTCCTTCGTCTTCGGAGTTGGTTTAGGAGACTCCTTTTTTACGGGAGTCTCCTCAACCCATATCGCTCGCTTGTCCTTAAAGTATTTACCTTGCAGCGTTACACTGTCCGGTATGCGGTCGCCCGCTTTGAAGTGACATTGCACTCCATCTACCATCAACCTAAACCCCTTGCGGTTTTTAGGTCCAACGAAAGCTACTTTAGCCATACGCTCATAACCTCTAGGTAATGATACCGATGAAGTAACAGCCCAAGTCTGCCGCAATCAATTGCTGGTCATAAGCAAGTTCGCCTTCGACTCGGTCAGCACGGAGTTGGTCCATGCGGAAGCGACTGATACGCATACCGTCTTGAGCGCCAGTATAGCCGCTCCAAACAAACGTATAACCCGCCGATGGTTTTAAGAGCGAGGGCTGTGGTGCGGCATAGCACAAGAAACAATCTTGCTGCGCTGAAGTGCCGGTACTACCAACAATGGTGCCCATCGTATCCGCAGCCGCTTGTTCGTTGGAAGTCGTTTGAACTGCCCACGTCACCAGAACCTTATCAAGCCCAAGCACGGAAGCCATGAGGTCTTCGCCCACGATTCCTTTTTGCGTGTATTTGATACGGTCCACAATGTCGTCATTGTTTTTCAAAGCATTGTAAACGCTTGGGGTCAGGACCAACGTGTTTGGCCAGAAACCAGTTCGAGCCATGATCGACGCAGACTGAACCGCGATGTCTACCGTTGGGGTTGAGTTCGCTTGATCCCAGTCACCATTGGCAAGCTGGCCCGTAGCAATATCAGCACCAGTCGTGGAACCTGTCCAAGTACCTTGCTGGAAAAACGAAGTGGCCCAGTCACGCTCACGTTTCAACAAAAGTTGATGCGTGATGTATTCGGTCGCATCCCGATCCATGTTCAAAACAGGGTCGGCGTTTGCACGGATTTGGTCGTCTACGTCTTTATGAATAGCGTTCACTGCGGCGTAGTAAGTGCTCGTATTGTTGAGCCGATAACCACCGCCTGCGGATTCCGCACCGGGCGCGCGAAGCTGTGCTTCAGAACGGTTCCAATCATACTGATCATAAGTATAATAGCGGTCTGATTGCTTGGCTACGGGCACATTCGGAAAGACCTTATGTGCGACGAATTTGTCTGCCGATTGCTGATACGCAATCGAAATGTTGGTCAACGGAGTGTTGACGTGAACTGATTGTAAAGTTGGATTTGGCATTTCTAATCACCCTTCCTTTAAGTAATGTAGACAGTGGCAAAGTTCACTAATGCTGTGAAGATTTCACCGTCTGCGCCCGGGGCGGTTAGAGGTTGTCCAATAGCATAATCACCTGGACTGCCAGTGACGATTTTGCCTGTCGTGTCTACTGCGCACAAGATATTTTGAAGCGCAAAGTTTGTACCCGCCATCGCTTTCGTAACGCCAGCCACAACGACTTCCGCCGTCTGACCAGTGGTAGGTGCGTTCTGTAAAATGCCGAGAGGAATTTCAGTTCCGCCGTCGTCATTCAATGCGGCGTCCCCATTCGTGTCACAATACACAACCATGTACTGCGAACCCGAAAGGTCTTCGGCTGCGGATAAAGATACGATTGTCTGTGGTCCTAATTCATATGCCATGATTAATTACCCCCTTCCTTTAGGTAATCCTGATAAAGTTTGGGGTTCATTTCCAAAACCTTAGAGATTGCGGCTGCTTTGCTGACTTCGCCAGAAGCCATCATTTCGTCGGCTTGTTTTTCGATGCGCCCCCAAGCAGTTGTCTCGGCGTCGGACGCTGCGTTACCAACTTCTTGTAGCATAGTGCCGTTTTCAAGTTGCGCATTTACAGTCGCGAAAACGCCTTCAATTTTTTCTGCTACGTCTTTGTCCAAGTCATTGAGAGTCTTGAGCAAAAGCCCGATCTCAACGGAAGTGCCAGGAAGGCTAGAAAATTCTTTTTCGGCCTTCTCTACGTAGTCTCGGCGTAGTCGCTCGTCGCGTTCCGCCTTTAGGATTTCTTCAAGCTCCACAGCTTTTTGGACTGCTGTGTCTTGTGCTTTGCATAGTTGTTCTACAGTGGCTTGCATTTCTTCAGGAACGCCCGTTAGATCGTAAGAACCGTCGTCGCGCTTGGAGAAAGAAACCGGAATTGAAGCCTGGGGTTGTGCCATCTTCATAGTCTCCTTTTTTATTTTTTTCTTTTTCTTCTCGCTAGCTTCGTCGTCTTCGTCTTCGTCTTCGTCTTCAGACTCGGCCTCTAGCTCATCTTTAGCTGCGGTTTTACCCTTAGCCTTGGCCTTATTTTTATTAGGTTTTTTAGATTCGTCCTCGTCTTCTTCTTCTTCTTCGGACTCATCTTCTC